GCTAGAAGCGACGAAGTGGTCATCGTGGCACGAGAGGCGCTGCTGAGCAAGCTGATGGAATGGCAGATACTTGGGCCGCGACCGAAGCGGAAGCGGAAGCAGAAAGGCGGTGAGTAAATGATGAACGCAGTAGCGACTGCACAGTACTTCAAATCGTGTCCAAGCGGGGAAGGTTTCGTGCAAACAAAAGCGCTCTCCATCGATGACGACACGACGGTGGCGGAGGTACTGCGTTGGGCGCACGAGCCTGACAACAAATACAACGCATTGATGCGTGTAGAGGTGTTCGATGTGGGCAGAAAGGCGGTGAAGGATGACTGAAGAGAAATGCGTCCGATGCGACGGTTGCGGTAAGGTCTGGGGCGAAGGGAAGGACGAAGTGCCTGGCAAGGTAGCGACTTCGCTGCCTCTCGAAAGCAGTGCAGCGGTTATGATGTTCCCCCCGCGTGAATGCCCTGACTGCGGCGGATCGGGAAAGAAACGCGAAACGCGAAACGTCTTGACCAGGATACAGGATGAGCGCAGGCAGCAAGTCTTGAAGTGGGGCGAGCAGAACCATGCTCTTGATCGGTGGATGACTATCTTGCTTGAGGAGATCGGAGAGGCGGCCAAGGCGATCAACGAGGGCGATACTGTCGCCGCGATAACTGCCGAGCTAGTCCAAGTGGCTGCTGTTGCGGTTGCCGCCGTGGAGAGCTTTGAGCGCAATTCTGATGAGTTCTACAACAATCTGGTCACCGGGAGAGAGTAGTGATTCAGTTCTTCTGCGCATTCCGACCGCCGACCGTTACAGCCCAGGAACACCAAGTCACCGTTGTGCGGGGCAAGCCAAGGTTCTATGACCCGCCGGCGGTCAAGGACGCCCGTACGCTGCTGCTGGCGCACGTCGGGCCGCATGCACCTGCTGAGCCGCTTGACGGGCCGGTCCGCCTGATAACCAAGTGGCTGTTCCCGCTGACGGGCAAACACTATGACGGCGAGTGGCGCGAGACAAAACCCGACACCGACAACTTGCAGAAGTTACTCAAGGATGTGATGTCGAAAGCCGGTTTTTGGCAGAACGATGCACGGGTGGCCTCTGAAACTGCCGAGAAGTTCTGGGCGAGCCGGCCAGGGCTGTTCATTCGCTTGGAGCCGCTGATGCAGCCGCCTCGGCCTCCTCGAAGCTGATGCGGCAGGCGTCGCCGTTTGTGGTCATGCGGTGAACGGCGCCGGTGCGTTTGTCGATGCGGAACACGAATGGCACGTCCATCCGAGTAACCGTCGTGACGTAGTAGCGGTTGTTGCTGCGATTGGCGAGGTACCAGGCGGCCGATGCCGCGATTGCTGCTGATGCCAGTGCGATCAAGACGTATTTCATGGCAATGCTCTCCTGTTACCGTGAGTGTAGCAGGAGAGCATTGCGGTTTTCAAGCTAATTTTCGGGCGAACCTGGGCAGGAAGCAGTTCTGCAACTCGCCGGTCTCGTGGTCGAGGTTGACGTTGATCCCGTAGATGTCGTGCATAAGGTTCGGAACGTCGGCCTCGATCATTGCGGCAAGGGCGAGTGGGTAGGATCGATGTGTTACGGCCAAGTCCAGCATTGCGTTGATGATCATCCAAGCAGGATCGATCTCGAACACACGTTCAGCAATCTCCTCAATCAGTTTCTTGTCTTGTTCACTGGTCATGTCCCAAGCTGTTGCCATTTTGCCTATGTCTCCTGCCCGGCTGTGCTGCACCACGGCGGGGCGAGTAGTGGCCCGTTGCAGGGGCGGTTATGAGTCTACCACGGTTCCCAACTGCCGTCGGGCTGCAGCCACTGGATTTCGGTCACGCCGAGGCTGGGGGCGCCGTACTCGTCCAACGGCTCGAAGCCGGTGTCGTCCGTTTCCCATACCGCCTTGCCGATGCAGTACACTTCGCCGTCGTCGTCGAGCAGCCGGAAGCCTTTCGCGTCGGGGTGTGCCTTGATCTGGTCATGCGTCAACGTCGCGGTGCTGGTGGGGCCGGTAACGCCTTCCAGGTCGAGTTGGATTATGTCTCGCGTGATCGTCCACTGCATTGATCATGTCTCCTGATCCCTGCCGATAATCCGGGCCACGGTCTTGTGATTCCACTGCTTCCCCCGAGATGGCACGCGGTCGTTGTTGAGCTTCGTTGCGATCGTGCTTGGGCCGTCGCCATCTGCTGCAAGCTGCTGGATGAGCGTGAGTGTTTGCTGCTCGCTGGGCTTCTCCAGCAGGCGTTTGCCGCTGATGCTGTAGCCGTAAGGGGCATTGCTACTCATCGAGCGGCCGTTGCTCTGGTGGCGTCTCATGGCGGCTTTCGTGCGAGCTGCGATTACCTTCTTCTCGTACTCGGCGAATGCCTGGAGTATCTGCCGGACAAACACGTCTTCGGCACTGTCGCCGTTGCTGCCGGTAACGGTCTCTACGCTGCCGTTCCGCTTGCTGACGGCACGGCGGATGTACTCACTGAGATAGACACTGCGCGCCAGCCGGTCGGGCTTGTGGGCTACCAGGACGCCGCCTCGGGGCAGCGCCTCGATGGCTGCCCATAGGCCAGGGCGATCCTCATCGTCGCCGCTGCGTCCGCGGTCGTAGTAGATGCCTGCGACCTCGTAGCCGTGCTCGGCACAATAGGCCGAGCACGTTTCCACCTGCTGCTCGCAGCTCTCGCATTCGTCGGCGTTACGCCTGGGGGAAAAGCGGGCGTAGATGATTGCTCTCATGAGCGGTTTGCGAGGTTCAAACACTGGCAGGATCCGCCCTTCTCGGGACCATTGCGGATGCGTTTTCTGGTCGGCGAATAGTGGCGTGGTCGAGGTCTTGTTGCGTCTCATTTCGGCTCCTCTTGTGCCTCCGTTGCCCGTGGCGGAGGCTACCGGGGGTGCGGCGTCACGGGCCGCCAGGTGTGCGTTACCGGCGCTGGATGAGCTTATCTATCGCCGAGTAGCCGGTGATCGTGCGCTGGGTGCTGCCATTACACTGGCCGCGAGCCCACACCATAAGTGCGATGGCCAGGATCAGCATCACAACCAGCACCAGGCCAACCGCTGCCTGTCTGCGTCGCTGTCGCTTCGGAAACATCTTCAGGGCGATCATAGTTACCTCGTTACGATCTTCAGTTCATAGCCGAGTTTAAGAGTTGCGTACGACCAGCGGCACGACAAGCCGCCTTCCTCGTAGACCCACCTGGGCGTGCCTGTCCGCAGCGTAGCCAAGACCGCCTGTCCGATGGCGGTTGCCTGGTTCGCGTGCCGGCTAAGTGCGTGCCTGTCGTCATATACGGTGTATGCTGTGCGTGCCATCTGTGCTCTCCTCGGGCTGGGCCGCACCCCAGCCCGCTCAGCGTGCCTGTGCGGGGCGAGGGGGCATTATGCCTCAACGGTGACCTTGATCGCCGGGGGCATCTCCTGGGCCGCCTTGCGGCTCAGGTAGATGTTGCTCACCACTGCATCGGGATCCGCGCTCGAGTACTTCACGCTGCCCTTGCAGTCCTTTTCCTTCACCATTTCAATCACGTGCTTCATCGGTGTTCTCCTTGCCCGTCGGCCGCACCCGGCGGGCCGTTGTGTGTTTGGCTGTGCGGAGCCATGCTGGGTCAGTCAATAATGTGCCAGTCGGCGCCCAACGATTCCGTCCTGCCCTTGTCCGGCTTGACGAAAAAGCGCCCGTCCTTCTCGGATACCCGCCCCTCGATATGCTGATACCCAACGTCGGTTTGGCCGATTGTGGGTATGTCGTGGCGTACGCCGATCACGCTGCGCCTGACGCGCTGCCCGTCCTTAAATCCGAGCGCCGCCGCCTTTTCCGCCTTAAGTCCGTGGGGTGTTCCCATGTCCATTTCTCCGTATGCCCCACCGCCGTGCCGGTGGGGAGTTGTTGTAAGCCTGCACGGGGCAAGGGGTCAGGGCTGGCAGTCCACGCCGGCCAGATCCATCTCGATCAGTTCATCGCGTGTTGCGTTCCCCGGCTCGCCGTCGTCCCTTCCCACGATAGCGATGGCCTGCTCATCGCCGCCTTCGTCCGCCGCTGCACGGCAAGACCGCCAGTCGCGGATTGCTGCCTTGAGCGTTCGGTGTTCGCGGTCTACGGGCTGCGCTGCAAGCTCATACTTGACTGCGTAGATCCTCATGATCATTCTCCTGATAGCCACATAAGCAGCACCCACCAGTGATAGCAGCACATCGCCGCTACACCGAGCACCGCCAAGATCGCATTGCCTATCCGCATACCAGTCTCCACCACCCCTCACAACCCTCAGTAGGATTATATCACGCTTATTGTGCAATGTCAAGCAAATTCCGGCAATTTGCTGCAAATAGACAAAGTCGTTACCCAGTAAGGACAAAATGACAGACATGCCTAGCTTTGTCAGCGTGTCAGAGACGATTTTTCGTGCCGGCAGTTGCGAAGTTTGCACTTTGACACGATGACATGCCTAGCTGTGCGTGTCCGAGTGTCAAATGACACGACAACCCCCCTAAAGGGGGAGTTTGTCATTGTCAACTGGCTGTCGGCAACAGGATGGGCGTGCCAGAGCACACGCCCACCCCTTCCTGTGGGCGGGGCAAGTCCTGTCGCCACATCCAGCCTGCGCCGCCATTCGCCCGGGAGCGGGGAAGAGAAGAGAGCTACGACATGCAGATAGCTAATATCGATAGAGCAGGGAGACGAGCCGGCGTTTGCCCTGGAGCTAGGGGGATAGGCCAGCCGGGGAGGGCGGGCGGCGACACTGCCGCAACCCCTGATGAGGCGAGGGGCAGCCGGGCAAGAGCTTGAGCTGATGGCAGGAGGCAGGGGTCAGCCTGGAGGCGGGCAGATCGCGGGTGTAGGGTTCGCTACACCCGGTCAGGCAGCACCTCGACCGGCCGGCGGGAGGATGGGAGGCGAATCCCCCCGGCCGGCCTGCACCGGGTGAGGATCGAGGCGAGCGGGCCTGCTGTCGGGCTGAGGCTGGGCAGGTTTGCAGGTGGGAGAGGGCGCCCGCGGAAGGCGAAAGGAAACGGGACTCCCGACGCCCTCCGGAATGTTTGCCACGCCCCCCGGCCGCAAGACCGGAGGACAGTAAAGATATCTCGCGTCTGGGGAACATGCAATTTTTCGATTTTCGATTTTCCCTTTTCCCCCACTATTCACCATATTGCACCAAAAAACCGCTTGACTTCGCCTGATTTCGGTGATATACTGCCTTGGTAGGACAAGTGTAGAGCAATTTGCTTGGGGGACTGAGCTATGCCGATGACGTTGAAGGACGAGTTCAAGGAGCAGTTGAAGGCAGCGGGTCTATGGTCGGACTTCTGCCATCGTCGGGAGGAGTTACGGCTTGGCGGTATGCGGCCGGCGGCAGCCCGGGACACTGCGTTGGCCGAGATGATGGCGGTTATGACCGGCGGGGAGAAGCCCGAGATTGCAGCGTCGAGGAACAGCCGGGAGAACAAAGCTGCGTTGGCTGACCGTCCATCGTCTTCGAATAGTTCGGTAACGTTGGAGTCATTCGGCGGTCGGACTGAGACGGAGAAGGAGATCATCCGCTTCGTTGCGGGGCATATGGAGCTGTCTGATGTGAGGCCGGAAGATTGTCCTGACCCGATCGCTTGGAATCTGCTGAAGTTTTGTCAGGGTAGCGTTGCTGGCAAGAGCGAGTTTTGGCGGACGGTATTCCCCAAGCTGTTGGTTGGCGCGAAGGAGGAGGATGATCCTGGTCGGATAGATGGGGAAGCGACTATGGGCTTCATCGACCACGTGTTGGATGAGAAGCGAAAGGCAGAGGCGCCGTCAGGGGTCACTTGATGGACTTTCGGCATTACAGCCTGGTTCCGAAGGATTTCGCAGCGAACCTGCGGTTCCGTCGATCGCTGTTGCTGGAGGGTGCGACCGATCCGTTGGCTGCTGGCCAGTTGTGGGCTATGTGTGCCGAGGACCCGCTGTTTTACGTCAACACGTTCTGCTGGACGCAAGACCCCAGGCAGTTGCCTAGTCAGTTGCCCTTCATCACTTACGACTTCCAGGACGAGTTGTTCGACGACTTGTTTGATGCCATTGCCCATCCTGAGCGGAAGCAGGATCTGGGCATTGAGAAGACTCGTTGTATGGGAGCGAGTTGGTGTTTGCTGACTGCTATCGAGCAAGCCTGGCATTTCTCCCCGTATGCGCTGAGTTTCGGGTGTTGCAGCCGCGGCGAGGCCTACGTCGACAAGCGTGGCGAGCCAAAGAGTCTGTTCTGGAAGCTGGATTACCTGCACGATAATCAGCCTCGTTGGCTGTTGCCTCCTGGCCGTGATCTAGGTTGGGCGGATCCGAACCGGAAGTTGTTATCGTTTCGGAACGCAGCGACGGGATCGACGATCAGCGGGGAGGCGACGACGGGCGACTTCTTCCGTGGCGGGCGTTTGACGTTTTTGCTTCTGGACGAGTATGCGACTGTTGAGGTTGCAGACGGCTATCGGGGGTTGAGGGCGACGCGCGACGTGACGAATTGTCGTGCGTTCAACAGCACGCCGAAAGGGACAGGCACTGCGTTTTACGACGTGATCCACAATTCGGCGGCGAAGCGTGTGACGTTGCATTGGCGCGAGCATCCGGTTTATCGGCGGGGGCTGTATACGTCGAGGCAGGTCGGTAAGGAGTATGTGCTCGATCTTCTGGACAGGGAGTTCACGGGCCAGGTGGACGTGTTGCGGAAGGATTCGGAGGACCGGGAGATACAGCGTTTGGAGTTCCCGGCCGAGTATCCGTTCATTCTGGACGGCAAGCTGCGTTCGCCGTGGTATGATAGCGAGTGTGCCCGTTGCGTGAACGAGACGGAGATTGCCCAGGAGTTGGACATTGACTATCTGGGTTCGGACTATCAGTTTTTCCCGTCTGATATGATCGAGAAGTTGATCGCCGAGACGTGCCAGCGTCCGGTGTTGCGTGGCGATCTGGAGTATGACTCGGGCACGCTTGAGCCGTTGGCGTTTCGCGTCGACGTGCAGCATGGGCGGCTTGAGTTGTGGTTTGATCTGCCGGGTGCGGACGATTTACGGGCGGACTTCTCACCGTTGGAGGGTCGGCGTTTCGGTCTTGGCAGCGACATCGGTTTCGGGACAGGTGCGAGCAATTCGGCGACGAGCATTGCGGACTTGGACACGGGCGAGAAGGTTGCGGTGTGGCGGGATTCGCATACGGACCCGGACGAGTTTGCGGACATTACCGTTGCGTTGGCGAGATGGTTCAACGGCGGCAAGATGGGTTGGGATGCGACGGGGGCTCCTGGCCGTAAGTTCACGCTTCGCGTGCTGGAGCGCGGTTACTCGAATCTGTTTTACCGCGAGACTGAGGACAGTATCCGGCGCCGCGTGAGCGATCAGCCGGGCGTGTTCCTGAGTCCCGAGGAAAAATATGTGTTGCTGAAGGATTACCGTCGGGCCCTGGACGAGCGGAAGTTTACGAACCGGAGCGAGCCGGGCCTGCGGGAGTGTATGCAGTTCATCGTCGAGCCGGGCGGGAAGATCGAGCACGTGCAGGCATTGAACTCGCAGGACCCACGAGGTGCTCGAGAGGCGCACGGCGACGAGGCGATAGCAGATGCGGTGTTGAGCAAGTTGGTTACCGGTGTTTCGCAGCAGGGGCCGGCCCCTGAGCCGGAGCCGCCGTATATGTCGATAGCTTGGCGTTTGCGCGAGGATCAGCTTGCAGCGGAAGCAGCAGCAGCGGGGGCTAACTGGTGAACCCTTATTCGCATGACGAGTTTCGGAAGCTGGCTGATTCGGTGGCTAAGAGCCGTCGGAAGATGGAGGCGTTTCGTCAGCAGCGGGCCAGCCTGATTACGGCGTTCGTTGGCGACGGTTATGGCGATGCCCACGATGCGAAGAAGGTGTATCTGAATCTGCTGTCGCTTGCTATGTCGATCTTCACGCGCAATCTGATTGCCCGGGAGCCGTCTGTGCGGATAGTTACGGGGAAGCCGGAGCTGCGTCCTATCGCGAAGAACGGCGAGTTGGCCTGCCAGAAAGCGGGGCGGGACGTCAAGCTGAAGGACAAGCTGCGCAGCAGCGTGGTCGATGCACTGGTATCTCCGTTGTCGGTACTGAAGGTCGGGCTGCGGTATACGGGGAGCACTGAAGCGTTCGGCGAAAGCGTAGACGTTACTGAGCCGTTTGTCGAGAAGGTGAGCTTCGACGACTACGTTCGGGACATGTCAGCTCGCAGTGCATATCATCCGGCGTTCGAGGGGGACGCGTACGAACTGGACATGGAGGAGTTTCGCCGAAGGTATCCCAATGCGGGCGAGGTAACTCCCGACGAGGAGAGCGTCCAGAACGAGGACGGCAGCGACCGTGCGGAGGCTCTTGCCCATGCCCCGGGTGCGGGGGGAGAGAGCAAGCGATCGGTTATCCTCCAAGACTTGTGGCTGACAAGGGAGCGGCTGCTTGTTACGTATCTGCGCAATACGCCAGAGCGCGGTCCGTTGGGGATCGTGAAATTGGATTGTCCGGACGAGAGTCCTTACCGCACGCTATGGTTCAACGAGGTGCCAGACTGTGCTATGCCGTTGGCGCCGTTCAATGTCGTGCGGAACATTGTCGAGTTGGCGAACAGCCTGTTTCGGCGAATGGCTTTCCAGGCGCAGAATCAGAAGCGGGTTGTAGGGTTCAGCAGCCAGGAAGCCGCGGGGCGGTTCAAGAATGCTCATGACAGTGACGGGATATTCTGGGACGGTCAGAAGCCCGAGGAGTTGTCTGTCGGTGGGATTGATTCTGCAAACCTTGCATTGTTCTTGCAGGTGAAGGACTTGTTTTCGTGGGTTGAGGGGAATCTGGACAGCATGGGCGGGCTGAGTCCGATGGCCGAGACGGCTCGGCAGGAATCGCAGATAGCGGTTGCGTCGTCCGCACAGTTGGCCGACATGCGGGATGCGGTGAATCTGTTCGCGGAGAACGTCTACCGTACTATCTGGTGGTTTGAGTGGACAGACCCGGTTCGAGCGCGAACGCTTGAGAAACCGGTTGAGGGTACGAACGTTGTGTTGCCGGTCGAGTGGTCGCCGGCTACTCGCAAGGGTGACTTCCTGGACTTCAACTTTACGATATTGGCGCAGTCGATGCAGGACGACAGCCCGACGGCGAAGATGACGAAGCTGAACGCTGTGCTTCAGCAGATCATCTTCCCTCTATTGCCTATGTTCGAGAAGATGGGCAGGGGACTGGACCTTGACCGGCTGGTGGCGTTGGTGGGCGACTATTCGAATCTTCCTGAGCTTGGCGGGCTGATAGTGCCTGCCGATCCGTTGGGCGATGCGGTTGAAGGCAGTCCGATGCCTGCACATACTACGCGAACGTATGAGCGTGTGAATCGCCCGGGTGCTACTCGCGTGGGCAAGGAGTCGGCGTTGATTCAGACGTTGATGGGCGGGAAGGCTCAGGCGTCGGAGCGTGATGCGATGTTTCGGAGTGTAAGCTGATGCCGATGTATTGCTATGTTCATCCTGAGACGCGGACGGTTATGGATCGCTGTTTCAGCATGGGCAAGGCGCCGGAAACGATCATGCTTGACGACGGGACGGTATGCGAGCGTTGCCTGATGGCTGAGTTGGCGAGCCAAGCCGGACAGCGTCCGGGGACATGGCCGATGAGGTCGCAGGCGTTGGCGGTCCACCCCCGTCAAGCCAAGCAATATGCAGAGTTCGCGGAGCGGCACGGCGTTCCCACTCACTTCGATGAGCGGGGGCGTCCGGAGTTTCGCACCAAATACCACCGCAAGCAGTATGCTGAGCTTGTGGGGGCGACAGATATGGACGGCGGTTATGGAGACCCGTTTTGCGGGTAAAGGAGCAGGTTATGGACGAGGCGCAGGTGAAAACGGAAGAACGTTCTTCTGACGACGAGTTTTTCGAGGCTCTCGGTCGGCACGCCAAGGAAGTTGCGGCGGAAGACGCCGATCTGGAGCAGAGCGACGACGACAAGCATCAGGACGGGGCTGGAGACCATGTCCCGGCCAAGTCGGCTGATGGTACGAAGGCGGCTGGTGATGGTCAACTTGAGGCCGGCGGTGAGACGAAGCCCGCCACCGGCGAGACGAAGCCTGTCACAGGTGAGACGAAACCCGCCAGCGACGAGAAGGAATCCGTCGCGGACGATGAGTTGCTCACGCGAGCGGTGAAGGCTGGAATGTCGCTGAGCGATGCCAGGGCATTCAGTGATGCTGGGCTGTTGGCCCGTCAGGTTTCACTGCTGGAATCGAAGGTTCCGGCAGAGAGCGGCCGAGAGGAATCCGGCGCGCCGAAGGACGACGCCAACGGCGACACGAATGGCAAGGAAGCGGACGATCTTCTGTCCGGGATCGATCTGGGCGATTACGATGAGGGCTTTGCCGCTTTCATTACGCGCCTGGTGAATACGGTCAAGGATCAGTCTGCCGAGTTGAAGTCATTGCGAGCGGGCGGCGTGTCCGACAAGGCGGATACGTGGCTGGCGGAAAAGGTGAAGGGGCTGGACGCTGAGACGCAGAAAGCCGTGACGCCTGAACGTCAGTCTGCCATCGAAACGCAGATGAAGGTGCTTGAGGCCGGCTACAAGGCACTCGGCGCCAAGGGTCCTGACAGGGATCGTCTGTTTGACGAGGCATTCCGTTCAGCGATGGGTGCTGACCTTGACAAGATCAACGGGAAACGTATCGCGCAGTTGGCGAAGGAGCGCTCGGGACGAGCGATCAGCCAGCCGCGTTCTGTGCAAGGCCGGTTTGTTGAGCCATCAAGCGACGAGGAGCGAGAAGCTAGTGCTGTCGCGGCGGTGGCGGCGTTGTGCGAGGACGTGTAGCGCGGAAAGGATAGACTACAGTGGCTTTGGTATTGACTCCCGAACGTATGCCGGATGCGGTCATCGCGACGATGGCCGATCTGAACAAGGGCAAATGGATCGGCGAGATGAGCGACATCCAGGAGCACGTCGGCTGGCGCGATTTCTGTCAGAAGAAGCGCGAGCAGGCATCGTCCGGCCGTGGTATCACGGTTCGGTACGTAACGGATCACAATCATTCGGCCCAGAACGTTGGGCTGTTCAACACGATGGAGTTCGAGCGGACGGACTCGATGGTCGAGGGCACGGTACCTTGGCGGTGGAGCGACGCGAACATGGTGTTCGATGAGCGCGAGCCTGCGATGAACAACGGCCCCGAGGAGGTTGTCGATCTCGTCAAGATGGAGCAGTCCCGTGCAATGACGGCTGCTGTCGAGCTTGGCGAGGAGAACGTCTGGGGTCGCCCGGAAGACACGGCCGACAATTCGACGCCGTGGGGCATCGAGTATTGGCTGACGATGAGCACGTCGTTCGGCTTCTACGGTGTGGACCATGCGAGCTTCACCAGCGGGCGTGCGGGCGTATCGTCTACCGACTATCCCCGGCATGTGAACTTCACCGGTCGGTATACTGACGTGAGCAACACCGAGAATACCGGGCTTATCTACATGATGGAAAAAGCCTCGGATATGTGCAGATGGGTTGCTCCTGCACCTGAGCCGGGAATGGGCAGGAAGGGCTACTCGAAGGCGATCTACACGGACTGGACAACCAAGATGGCCTTCAAGCGGCAGAGCGACTCGAACAACGACAGTCTCGGCTGGGATCTGAGCACGAAGACTCCGGTTTTCCGTGGTGCTCCGATCACGTACGTGCCGTATTTCGACAGCAATGCGGCTTATCTGAACCCGCTGTACATGGTTGATCTGAACCATGCGTACGCCAAGTTCTTGAAGAACTGGCACTGGAAGAAGAAGGTGATCAATCCTCTGCCGAACCAGCCTCACTGTTTCGGGATCGTCTTCTCCTTCGGTTACAACATCGTGTTCGATGACCTGAGGCGGCACGCGGCGTTCTACAAGGCTGCTGCATAATCAACTGTCCAGTGATGGACGGTAAGAAAGGAGCGATATGAGTCCTGCATTGCACGTTTCCCAGGCGAGGCAGATTCAGCGGCGTGTGCTGCTGACCGGCACGGCTGGCGATACATACAAACGGGGTTGGGGTGTCTGTTACGACCGCGACTACTACAGCGCGGATGACAACGAGGCAGCGACCGACCCGTGCGGTCTGCGCGACAAGCGCGTGGAGAAGCCCTCCACTACAAACCATAACTGGTTTGCCGGCGTGCTCGATCAGACCGTAGTGATTCCGCCGTCGGGCGAGATCATGGTGAACATCAATGAGCCGGGCAGCGTGTGCCAGATCGCCATCGGGCAGCAGAACGCAGTAGCCGGGACGCGGTTCGGGCTGTCTGTAGGTGCAGCGGATGCCGGCCGGTTCGGGCTTCCGGGCCTCATCGGCAGGGGTCAGGCGATGGCCCTGCAGACGGTGGATCTGCGGTCGGTTGCGATGGACGGTTCGGCGGTCTACACGCATTCCGACAAGACGCTGGCGGACAACGGCGAGTACACGAGCGTTGTTGCCGGGGACACGTTCGTAATCGTGGGCTTCGACGGCGGCGACGTTGGCGAGTACACGGTTGCGAGCCGTACTGACGACACCATCGTCTTCGCGGCAGACATTGGCGATGCGGCGGATCGTGGGTTGGTGACCGGCTACTGTCTGGCGGGTTCCGACGAGACGTTGTGCCTGGCATATCTGCTGGACGGCCCCGAGAGCGGCTGCCAGGAGGTTGTTCAGTGCGTGGACGACGCGGCGTTCGTCGCGATGGTAGGCGGCTTCACGTATCTCGCACCGGGAACGCTGACGAATGGTGATGCTATCGAGACCATCGATGACGGCACGTACAATGGTCAGATGAAGGCCATTCAGTGCCTGGGCAGCAATAGCACGAACGATGCCGAGGTTACGATCACCCACCACTCGACGAGCGACCCGGAACAGCTGTTCTTCAAGGCGGCCGGCGAGTCGCATTTGATGATGTGGTTTGGTGCAGGTTGGCACCAGATCGCGAATGATGCGCCGATTTCGGCCTGATAACCCCCTGTGAGTGTCGGGGGGGCAGGTGTCGCGCCTGCGCCTGCTCCCCCGGCGCCACGCTATGAGGCACTGCTATGGCTGAATCTACTCTTTCGATCGCGTATGCTGATTTGCTTGTTGCGGTTGCCGTGTTTCTCGGCTACAGCCCGACGGCGGAGGACTGGACGGACGCCCAGACAGCTCAGTTGGATCGCATCGTGCAGTCGGGGTATCGCCTGTTTCTGTTTCCTGCCGGGATGGAGGGGATAGAGGCCGGCTACGAGTGGTCGTTTCTGAAGCCGTGGACGACTTTAGAGATGACCGCGGACGACGAGGACCAGGACTTGCCGGACGATTTCGGCGGGCTGATAGACGGTTTTCATTTTGCGGCGGGCACTGGCTATGCTCCGGTTCGGGCGCCGGTCAGTGTGGGGGATGTGCTCGATGAGCGTCGGCGCATCAGCACTACCGGCTGGCCCAGAATCGCTGCTATCAGAGCGAAGTCGAGCGACGGGTCGGACGGCCAGCGTGCAGAGGTAATGTGGTGGCCTACGCCAGATTCAGCGTACGTGGTGAGTTACCGGTATGCGGCGTATACGGGCAAGCTGACTTCTGTGATTAAGTACCCGTTGGGTGGGATGGAGCACAGTGAGACGCTGACTGAGAGCTGCCTCGCTGCTGCGGAGCGAAGTATCGAGGATGTTTCGGGGCTGCACCGTGAGGCCTTTCGCGGGCTATTGTCGTCGTCGATCACCCGCGACAAACGTCGGGGGGCAATGTTCTTTGGGAACGTCGGGAATAGAGTGGAGCTGGGCCAGTCAGGCGAGGGCTTAGGCTTCGACTACTCGTTGACAGTCAGCGACGTTGTTGTTCAGTAGTCTGGAGGTGAGATGACTCCCGCATTGATAGCCATCAGTGTGATTGGATTGACGACAGTTGTCAGTTTTTGGGGCTGGTTGGCAGTGAAAGTGATTCATCAAGGGACAAAGTTGATTGAGCTCGAGGGACGGATGAACGCCCAGGAACACGAGTCATGCACTATTCACGGTGCTCTGGCAAAAGTGTTCGAAAAGTTGGACACGGTAGCCGACGGTGTCTCGGAAATCAGGGGTTATTTGAAAGCACAGAAAGGAAGATACGATGGTTGAGTGGTTTGAGACGCACGGGCCGGACATTCTGGCGATCATCGGCGGGCTGTATACGGTTGCGCTGTTGATTGTGAAGTTGACTCCGACGCCGGCGGACGACAAGATCGTGGGCGATATTGCGGTCTGGGTTCGCGTGCTGTGCAAGGCATTCGGCCTGGATTCCCGCCAGGGTGTTCATACGGACGATGATCCGCCGGGCGGGAGGACGACTCCGCTGCTGATAATGTTGCTGGCGGCGGGGCTGTTGTGCGGGGGGTGTTCTGCGTTTGATGCTGTGAAGCAGGACCCTCGGGCTGAGTATGTTGCTTACGCGGAGATGTTCACGGCGACGGTTGACGCTCTGACGGATTTGCGTGTTCGGGGCGTTTTTGACGAGGACGAGGTTGCGAGGATCGGGATACTGATCAAGTCGGGGCAGGGATACTTGGCCGAATGGCAGGAGGCGGTGATACGAGAGGAGCCGCGCCCACGTTCGGGTCCGCTGTTGCTGAGGGTTCTGGCGGATTTGGCGGAGTATCGACAGAAAGGAGGTTCTGATGGCGGGTCTTAATCTGACATCGGTGTCGCTGCTGCTTGATCTGCTGGTAGACGGGATCGGGGTCGCGAAGAACATTCAAGAGCTTGCCCGGCGTGTGAAAGCCGGCGAGCGTATTTCGGATCAAGAGGTATTGGCGGCCCAGGACGCTGCGAAGAAGGCAGCTGATCGTTGGGACGCCGCTGGGAAAACGGAGTAGACGAATGCTGCAAAGAATCTGCAAACTGTTGCACAGGCAAGTTCATCCACGGTCGGTGGTGGAACTGCTCTGGGC